GGTTGGTCGAATGAGTGAAAAAGATGGGCAATCAAGATTGGATGGGCTACTCAGCTCATCCGGTTCAACCTCAATTAAAGCCGCTGTTGAGGCTGATAAAACACTAGGCGGTGCAGTGCAAACTTTAAGAGTTGTGTCTGCATCACCAGGCACAATAACATCCGCTAGTATTGACTACCTAAGTTATCAGTACGCAGTAGAGTTGATAGGTTAGCGAAAGGAAAAATATGGCCATATTTATGGGTAATAAAGTAGCAGTCATTGTAGGTACATCAACCATATCTTCATTTGTCAGCACTGTAAGTTTAAACAGAGAAGTTGAGGCAGTAACTATTACCGCCATGAATGACACTGTGCAGAATATGATTGGTGGCGTTGAAGTGTCATCTCTCAGCATGGAGATATTCAACGATTTTGCGGCGGCCTCAGTGAACAGTCTTTTTGAAGACAAAATTGGTGAGAAGCTGGCAATCAAATTGATACCAGTCACCGGTACTGTTACAGCTACAAATCCAAGTTATTCAATGTCTTGTTTGATTACGCAATGGACACCTATTGCAGGATCTACAGACAGCGCAGCTTTGGCAAGCGTTACCTTTCCGGTAACAGCTTTGACAAAAGCTACAAGCTAAAAAGAAAAGGTGGGACATGCACAAGATTGAAATAACAAAGAAAGACGGCAAAAAGATTACTTATGATCTTACGCCATCTGTCAAAGTGGCCTTTGAGGCTGAGTTCAAGACAGGATGGCGTAAGAGATTAGGTGAGCTACAAATGGAGTCTGATTTGTGGTGGCTTGCTTGGCGATTAGAAAAAGATCTAGGTAAAACTGAACTAGCTTTTGGTGATGATTACATCAATCAATTTATAGATGTTGATTTGTTGTATGAAGCAAAAAATGGCTAGACCGACATGGACAAATTTGGGAAGTCGCCGCCATTTCGGTCAGCACAGGTATTAGTCCTAAAGATCTTTTAGAGGTTGATCCTGCTGTGTATATGGCGATTAAAGCAATATTGCAAGAACAGGCTGCAAAAACAAAAGGGACAGTCAGGCGGAGATAATGCTACAAGTACAACCAGATAGATCTCTCAAGGCTGTTTATGTAGAAAATCTTGATGCGCTTATGGAAAAATTGAAAAACATTGACCCTGACTTGCAAAAAATATTTAAGAAAGAATTACGCAAACAAATTAAGCCTGTAGAAAAACTAGCTAAGAGTTTTATACCGGCTGAGGTTTTTCCAGGCTGGAGAGATACCAAACCTTATTACCCACCCACATGGGGATGGGCTTTTGATCAAAACCACAGAGGCCGTACCTATGGCAAAACAAATGAGTCAAGATGGCAATGGTCACAAGCGGATGCTATTGCCGGCATACAAATTACAAGTGCAAAGGTCAAAGTACAAAGAATTAAGGGCACTAAATTTTCAGTAACAGCTTTAGCTCTTGTAAATAAATCAGTGCCCGGAATTATTTTTGAATTGACAGGCGGTGGCACTGCTAGAAGTAGAGGCAAAACAAGGCGAGTAAGCCGCAACCCTAATGCTAGTGAAGGCTTTATCCGTAAGGTGTCACAAGCGCATGGCACAATTGCCGGAGATGGTAAGGGCAAAAGAGTTATCTATAAAGCCACAGCTGAAAAAGGCGCACAAGCTATAGCCGGTATTGAAGCTGTAAAAGACAAATACTTGGCAAGAGTATTTAGGGGTAACTAATGGCTTTGAGTTCAAATGTAGTAATCAACTTTTTAACTAAGTTTGATAAAAAAGGGTTAGAGCGTGCCACAAAAGAGTTAAAAGGATTTGACAAGGTAGTTGCAACAGGAGCATTTAGACTACAAAGTTTTGCTAAAGCCGGTGCAATAGGAGCGACAATTGGTTTAGTCGCTTTGGCAAGAAGCTCAATACAGGCCGCCTTAAAACAAGAGGTATTGCAAAAATCAGTGGAGCAATCTTTGACTGCAATAAATGAGCTAGGGTCTTTAGTAAGCGTACAAACATTTATTACAGACTTAGAAAAAGCTACTAACATTACTAAGGATGAGCTAACCCCTGCCCTAAATAGTTTAATTGTATCTACCGGTAATTTAACTACAGCTCAAAGTCTATTAGGCCTTGCAGTAGATACAAGTAGGGGAGCAGGTGTTGATTTATTAACAGTCACAGATGCTTTAGCCAAAGCCAACAGGGGTAATTTCAGGGCTTTAGGACAACTTGGACTAGGTTTCGATGCAGTAACAGCCAAAGAGATGGGCTTGGCTGAAATAACAGATTACCTAACTCTTAAATTTGGTGGTGCAGCTCAAAGATCAGCGGATACATTTGGCGCAAAATTGGAAGCTTTAGGAAGAAGTGCAGATGCCGCCCAAGAAAATTTGGGTGCAGGTTTTATTACAGCTGCAGAAATTATTATTGGTAGTAGTAATGCCACAGATGTTTTTGGTTCAAAGCTAGAACTGTTAGGACTAAATGGCGGCTACATTGTAATTGCTTTAGCTGATAAAGTTAATAAGATAACAGATGCTTTTGGTGGGCTGAGTGAAAAAATTAATAGTGATCCAATCCTTAAATTCTTTTTTGGCTCTGCTAAATCCATCCCGGTATTGGGCGGTTGGATTGAAGGCTTTAGAGGTTTAGCTGAGGATGGCAAAAAGATTGCCGAAAGTTCAAAAGAAACTGTTACGCAAACAGAGGAACAAAAAGCCGCTGCCGCAAAACTAGCCGCCTTACAAGCTAAGTTTGACAAGTTTGCCGCTGCCGCCTTAGACAAAACAAAAAAACTCACAAAAGAAAAAACTGCTCAAGCCGCATTGGATAAGAAAAAGGCTGAATTAGAGTCTATGTTTGACTTAGACCGGATCAACCTACAGGCCGCCTTAAGCCGCAAGTTAAATGCCGAAGATGAGCTGCGTGTAAAAATCTTGCAAAAATTAAGAGACGGCACTAAAGATGCTGTTGATGAGGCTCAAAGATATGCGGATGTTTTGCAAGTCATAGCAGATGGCAAAATCACTACTGAAGAAATTGAGATGTTAGCTAAAAAATGGGGCATGACTACAACCGCTGTTTTGTTGTATCTACAAGGACTGTTTGCCGCTAATAGTGAGCTACAAAAAATGCTTGGTTTGCTAGATTCAATTGCAACAAAACAAAAAACAATTGCATCTTTATCAACTGGGCAACAAGTATTACTTGGTTTAGGTGTAGATCCTTCACAAATTGGTGCAGGTGGTAAGATCATTGGTGGGTCAGATTTTGCCGCTAGTCCAATCTTGCCGCAAAATAATCCTAACTTTGCTTCAACCGCAGCTGGTAGAGCTTTAGGTTTGGCTCTAGGTTTTACACCTATGGCAGAGGGCGGTATTGTTACAAGACCAACACAAGCTTTAATTGGTGAGGCCGGAGCTGAGGCTGTCATCCCACTAGATCGCATGGGATCAATGGGCACAAGAGTTACTGTCAATGTTGCCGGCTCTGTAATCTCAGAGGGTCAATTACAATCTGTGATCCAAGATGTTTTATACAACCTAAACCGCACTGGAGCTGTAACTCAATTAAGTAATCTGGGTAGATAATGCCGGCGGCAATATTTAAAGCTGAGATTGACTTTAGCAATGGAGCTTCGTTTGATCCTGCGTTAGTATTGGATGACCCGGCCACACCTTTAGATTTTTCAGTTTTAGGTACAGCCGCTGCGGATGTTGTAGATATAACAAGCTTTGTGACACAGTGCTACATAAGGCGTGCTTTCAATAGATCATCTGACTCATTTGTTGGTGGCAGTGCCAAGATTGTTTTTGTAGATCAGACTGGTCAATTTAATCCGGCTAATACATCATCACCTTTGTTTGGCAAAATTAAGCCAATGCGCAAAATTCGCATGACCGCCGCTTTTAACAATATTAATTACAACCTAGGATCTTTTTATGTACAAGAGTGGAATTATCAAAGCCCTACAGGTTTTGACCCTGCCTATGTAACTTTAAATTGTGTTGATGGTTTTCAATTGCTAAACCTGACCACAATAACCTCAGTCAGCGGCGGCACTGCAGGGCAAACTACAGCTCAAAGAGTGACTAGCTTATTAGATGCCGGAGAATGGCCAGGCGGTATGAGGGACATATCTACAACAGCTACGACTACTGTCCAGGCTGACAATGGCAACTCAAGATCTTTGTTAGCAGCTCTTCAAGAGGTAGAGCAGACTGAGGCCGGAGCTCTGTATGTGGATCAAAGGGGCTTTGTTAAGTTTATGTCAAGGACAGACATCATTACAGACTCAGGTGGCACCTTGACAAAATTCTCAGATGTGGCTTTGTCTGGAGATATTACTTATCAACAGGTTGCATTTGATATATCTGATTTTCAAATGATCAACAAAGTCACAGTCACACCTGCTGGGTTGAGTGGTCAGACCGCAAGTGATACCACAAGCATTGATGATTATTTCCAACATTCCAGGGTTAGGTCTGGAATTATGCAGACTGAGGCAGATGCCTTACAACAGGCTCAAATGATCATTGCTTCAAGAAAAGAGCAGGGTGTTGATATACAACTTAACTCATTAACCATTGATGCCTATAGCCAAGAGGATCCGGCAAGAGTTACTGCAGCTTTAGAGCTTGATATTTTTAATCCTATTGAGGTCACTCAAACCTTACCTGCAGGCAATGTAGTAAGTGATAGCGTTATTGCCGGTGTCCAGTATCAAATCACCCCTAATTCTTTTTTAGTCACATTCTCTTGTGCTCAGCCTTTTTCTGTAGGATTTTTGCTAGACTCAGCCGTTGATGGTTTATTAGATGAAGACAGTTTGAGCTACTAGGAGATATATGGCAAAGCAATCATTTGTGACAGGGCAGGTATTGACCGCCGCCCAACTAACATCTCTGCAACAAACCGCAATGTCAGGCGGAGCTGCCTCAGCTAAAACTGCAAACTATGTATTAGTAGCTGCGGATGCCGGTACAGCTATTTCAATGACATCAACAAGTGCTACAACAATCACAGTCAATACAGGTTTGTTTGCAGCCGGTGACACAGTGTTTATACAAAATCTAGGTAGCGGCGTAAGCACAATTACAGCTGGCACTGCAACAGTCGATACATCTGCATCATTGGCTTTAGCTCAATATGAGGGTGGTACTTTATATTTTACAAGTGCTTCAGCATCTTTATTTTTTAAGGCAGATGGGGCTGCGCCTTCAAGCGGTGCTTTAACTTTAATATCATCTACTACTTATTCTTCATCATCAGCGCATAGTGTTAATGATGTATTTTCGGCAACTTATGATAATTATTTAATTTTGATTAATACCGACAGTGCATCAACTGGTGCTGATATGAATATGAGATTAAGAGTATCTGGAAGCGATAATTCTAGCAGTAATTATTACTGGGCAAATATTGGCAACAATGCGTCCGTTAGTGCTTATGACGGGACTAACAGCGGTGGAACGGCAACTTCCTGGCGCATAAATTATAACGATGATACAAATGGTTCAACACAAACAATTAACATAAGAAATCCTTATTTATCTTTAGTAACTTCTTATAACAATCACTATCTTGCCATTGAAGATAACAATGCTTACCCTTCTACGGGTGGAGGTAGAACAACAGTAACAACCTCATACACAGGATTTACAATTTTCCCAAACAGCGGAAACTTTACAGGAAAGGTCAGGGTGTATGGATATGCCAACTCCTAAAATTATTGTCAGCGATGAAAATGGTAGCCGAGAATTAGAAGGTCAAGAATTGGAAAATTTTCTAATTCAACAAGAAAAAGATAAAGCCGAGGCAGAGCGTTTAGAAGCCGCTGTTGAAGCTAAGAAATTAGCAAAAGCACAGTTACTTGATCGTTTAGGCATAACCGCTGACGAGGCTAAATTACTCTTAGCATAATCTTGAGGAATTGTGTAATAACTTATGATGGCCAGTATTAGAGAGCTGACAAGCCCAAACGGCTGGCCGGCCAGTGAAGATAGAAAAGCAATCGGCATACAGTCTTTTGTTATACCTGGCACTAAACTCAAAATTGCTTGTGCTCAAGCTGTAGCACCAATTCTTGTTGCATTTTGTAAAGAATTTCATGAGCTTGTAGAGCCAATAGATCAAGGTCAATTAGATGACTGGGGTTATGCCTTTAGAATGACAAGAGGCTCTGACAAAGTTTTGAGCAATCACAGCTCTGGTACAGCGGTAGATTTAAACGCTTTAAAACATCCACTAGGCAAGTCAAATACATTTAACAAAGAACAGTGTAATATAATCACATTACTAATAACTAAATATGGATTGGCCTGGGGCGGTCATTACAAAAAGCGTAAAGATGAGATGCACTTTGATATTAAAATGAACAAAGAGCAGGTCAAACAGAAAATCAAACAGTTAGGATTATGATGAAACTTAGTGCAAAACAAAAAGCAATTATAAAGTCTTATGCACGCAGCGTAGCCGCTGCCACTGTCACCACAGCTTTGGCTTTGGTAGCAGATGTGCGCCCGGAGTTATCTATCTTGGCAGGTGCACTAGTAGCACCTTTAATCAGATATTTTGATGGTCAAGATAAGGCTTTTGGCCGTAACAGCGAATGAGCCCCAATGACATGGCGGCTTTGACAGTAGCACTAATAACAATTATTGGCTCATTTATTGCAGCTGTAAGGTGGCTTGTTAAACATTACTTATCAGAGCTTAAGCCTGATAATAATGGCCAACATAATCTTGAGGGTC